AACTCGTGGATGTTAAGGAAATATCTGGGTCATCTGCTGGTTCAATTTTAGCTTTACTTTTGGCTTTGGGGATGTCCGTTGATGAAATATTAAACGTATCTTTGTCTCTGAATATCCCTGAATTTGTTAAAATACGTATAGGTTCTTTTTTTAACAAGTTTGGTTTTGTTGATATAGGTCCAATACGTGAAAAAATGGTTGAAATATGTGGGTGTGATCCAACATTTGAGGAATTGGATATGAAGATATATGTGTCTGCATATTGTTTAAATACGTCAACAACTGAATATTTCTCTGTGGACACTCACCCTAACATGAAAGTTATTGATGCTGTGTGTATGAGTATGGCTATACCTCTTATTTTTTCATGTGGTACATATGAGGGTAAGACGTATGTAGATGGTGGTACACAAGAGGTGTACCCTATTACTCCATTTTTAGACAAGAAACCACACGAGATTACATGTGTTAAATTGAAAATGGATAAATTGTACCATGAAGAAATAACTACACCAAGACAATTTGTGGAATGTCTTGTTCGTTCAACAATTGTAAATAGACGCGAACATAGTAAAGATATACATGTGATTGAGATTGATATTGGTAACACCAATATATTTGACTTTAGTATGTCGTATGAAGATAAAGTTAGACTGTACAATATAGGATACACTTTTTTGTTAACTTAATATATAAGATGGACGCATGTGATCCAGATGCGGATATAGAAAACCTCAGACAGTTGATTAAGATCAACGCGGGGGTAGACATTAAGCTAACAAAAAATGAGATTTGTCAGGCGTATGAAGATATTCAGGGGGGTAAGTTACCCCTACCCCCTCTAGTTATGAATTCAACTCGAACGTATTTGGTTGATAAGAAATCACCATTAAAACCAAATGATTACGAACTTCTCTTTAATGCAACCACAAAGCGTGCTGATCTTAAACGGATCGCTCGTAAAGTTGAGCTTAAGAAGGTTGATCAAATGACTAAAACTCAGATTGTTGATGCTATCGGCAAACGTCTGCGTTACATGAAAGTACACGAACCCGTCAAATTTGCCAGACGAACCCGTGTTGCCGTTAACAAATACACAGCAGTGAACTTAAATACCACAGCAGTGAACACTGTTAACAATGGTTTAAACACCAACAACGTGAATGCGAACCGTGTGAACAATGGTTTGAACACCAACCGTGTGAACAATGGTTTGAACACTAATCGGACGAACAATGGTTTGAACACCACTCGTTCTAATAATGGTTTGAACACCACTCGTTCTCGTGTAAATTTCAACAACAGCCCTCGTGCTTCTAATGGTGCTCGTCCTAATGGTCAGAGGGGTATGAACTTTTCTAGAGCGAATGTCTTTAGAAAAAGTGAGAAACCAGCATTTTTAGGTGGAGCTAGACGTGCTGTTCGTGAACCAGTACGAAACGGTAGACCCACAAACATGAACCAACGCCCAGTGACAATGAATAATACTCCAAAGAAACCTGGATTTTTTGGAAGTATCTTTGGCAAGAAGAATTATATTCCCGCCAAAAAGTTCAACGGTGAAAAGAAGGGTTATGTTTTTAAAACCGGGAACAAGGGATTAGGCTACTACAAAAACATGGGTGGACCAGAACCCACTGTGGGTCCACCTCAAGGTCCAACTTTACCAAACAAACCAATCCCAGCTATACTACCAAATGGTGATTTAACCACCGAACAAGCTGTTGCCAAAATTAAACAACTTGGTCTTAGACGTGAGAAGAAGTATTTGGAAAAGATGGAACTTGGTACTGTTACAAGAAAACAGGTAGTAGCTGAAGCACAACAGGCCCTTGAAGAAGAAAAGCAGTTCCTCGCTTTCATAGATAGTCTAAATCTGCTCAATATTGAGAGTGAATATATCAAACAGCGTATGTCTGTTGATGATCTCAGGCAATTGAGAGTTGAGGCTCAAATTAAGGCTGACGAGAGAGCCAATGTCAAGAGGAGTAATGAAGAGAAGATGGCGATGTTCTTGGAAAGTACCACTCTCAATAAAGCGAACAAAAACACTTTCCTAAACAGAGCTAGACAAAATAGTGCAAATGTTGATAAATTGATCGCTGAAATTAAGGGGTTGATTTCACAAGAAAAGGATAAAGTCCTCAACAATAAAAGACAGGAGTTTAGAACTCTCCTCAAGAATTACAACAAATTGAATGACAAAGACAAAGAAGATCTCGTAAAGGGTATCGATGAGAAGACAAATACTAATAGCATGAAAAAACTAGCTGAAAATCTACTCAAAAAGAGAATTGAAGACAAGAAGAATCTTATGGCTCAAAATCTTCTTTCGTTTTTGACTCCCCTCAAGATTAATCAAGCAAATAAGAACACCTTCGTGAAGCGTTTCAAGAATGATGATGATGTGAATGTGAATAGTCTAAAGAGGGAAGCTCTCAATTTGGAAAAGTCTAAAATGTCTGGAAACGTGGAGAACCTCCGCACCAAACTCGATACACGTTTGGGTGAAATAGGTCTCAACCAGGTGGATCAAAATTCAATCATGAACAAGTTTCGCAACGGTAATAGAAACGTTGAGAAGTTAATTCAGGAGGCAAAACAACTGAAGACTTTACGAAACTCTGAATCTGGGAACAGGGCTAAACAAGAATATATTTCCTACCTTGGTACCCTTTCCAACCTCACTAATGATGACATGAAGACGTTATTAGGGTCGGGTAATCTCAACAGAAACAAAGCCTTAAATCTGTCTAAGAAGAGGGGTGTGGAAAAGAAAGAGGTTGAGAAAAAGGAGTTTGTGGGATTCCTCGCAGACTTGGGACTTACGAACGATAACAGAACGATCATGATTAACAAGTATGATGCTAACACTCTAAATGTTGAGGTCCTAAAGAAGCAAGCGGTAGAACTACGAAGTGGTAAGATTTCCGAGAAGAAGGCTAAACTTCTGTCACATATGAACACTCTAGGTCTCGGTAACCAAAACAAACAGAAGTTATTGAATCGTATCGAAAATACAAACCTCAATACCCTCAAAGCTAATGCCAATGGAATCGCTAAAAAAATTGCGAGTGAAAAGGCGGCAAGAGAACGAAGGGAGTTGGAAGATTATATCAATGGTTTAGGACTCAACATCAATAATAGAAGTAGTATCTTAAACAAGAATCCCTCTCTATTTGAAGGTAAAAGTTTAGCTAATGCTAAACTCAGAGAAAAACAAAAACGAAACAGTCAGGTTCGTAATCTCAAAGAATTAGAAAACTACGTCAATAGTTTGGGACTGAATGTGAATACTAAGAAAAGTATTTTAAACCAAAATATTTCTATAGCTGAAAAGAGAAGTTTAGCTGACACGAAGTTCGAAGAAAAACAAAAACGAAACAGTCAAAAACAAAATAGAAAACAGTTGGAAAATTATATCAATGAATTGGGTCTCAATACCAATAATAAAGTGAACATTTTGAATAAAGATCCATCCCTTAATGAGGGGCGGAAACTTGCCAATGCCAAACTTCAAATGAAGATTAAAGAAAAACGAAACAAAGATAGACTTGCTCTTTCGGTGTATTTGAATAAACTAGGATTGTCAAACATCAACAAAAGTAAGTTCCTTGAAAGATACAACAGTAATATAAACTCTAATACAGTGAAGGCAAATGCTACTATGTATGTTCAAAATAAAACAGCTCAACAAAAATCTGAAAGTAGACGGATACTTCAAGAATATTTGAATAAATCTGGTCTATTACCACCCGAGCAGATGGTATTCTTAAATCAATTCGATATGAATGCTGGTACTGTAAATGGACTCAAAAAGGAAGCGAATGCTTACGTCAGACGAAAACAGGTAGATTACAGAAAATCTATGCGTGAAGACCTTTTAAAATACATGAAAGGATTGAAGATTTCTGATAAGAATTCTAAAAATATAATGAGGGAATTTAACAATACCAATACAAATGCCCAATTTTTTAAAAATCGCGCTAAGGGAATTGTTGACGCGAGAAAGAAAGAGCGAATGATACAAGATGAAAGTGAATTTATGAACTATCTCAATACACTTGGAAATCTCACAGCTGCAAACAAAGCGGCTCTAACCGATAAACTGAATGGTTATTATATAAATTTGAATTCTCTTAAGAAAAGTGCTACAAATATTGCTTTAGAACGCGGTAAAGAAAAACGTAAAAAACAGAGAGATGAATTGTCAAATTATGCTAATACATTGGGTTTGGACAATTCTAGAAAACGTTCTTTACTCAGGGCTTTGGATAACCAGCTTGCCAATATTGGTATTCTAAAGAGACAAGCTGACACACTGAAGAATCAAATGAATCAAGCAAATAAAACTGATAAAAAGAGGAAATTATTAAAATCCTTGACTACTTTTGATATAACAAATCAAAATCGCGCATCTTTAATTGAAAAGTTTAGTAACAATAATTCTACTATAAACTCAATTTTGGGAGAGGCTAAACAAATGGAAAATGATAGAATCCAAAACAGAAGAGAAGAACTTACTCTCTTTATGACTAATATGAATTTGGAACAAAATGATAAAAACTTAATTCTTCAGAACTTTGACATGAATCCACGGAACACGATTAGATTACAAAAGAAAGCTAAACAACTCAAAATTGCGAGAAATAATGAAGAGCGTGATAAGATACGCCGTGAGTTGAAGGAGTATCTCAACACTCTGAACATGCTGAACAGTTCTAATAAGAAGAAGTTATTGAGTAATCAGTCCAAAACCTATAACAATGTGAAGAACGCAGCTAACCAGCTTCAAGAATTTAAAAAGGTTCAAAGTGAACGCAAAAAGGAATTTGAAGAGTTGTCTAGGTATATTAACAGTTTGAACATGTTGAATAAAACAAATAAACAAAAGTTATTGGCTAATGTTTCTAGAAATATTAACAGTATCAGAAATGAAGCCAGGCAGATTCAGTCCAATAAGAAGGCTCAACTCGAACGCAAAAAAGAACGCGAAGAATTGTCTAGGTACATCAACACATTAAAGCTCTTAACCAAAGAAGATAAACAGAAGTTAATGGAAAATGTTACGAGAACATATGACAATGTGAGGAATGAAGCTAATAAACTTCAGGAGTTCAAGAAGACTGCGAAGAGGGGTGGGGAACTCAACACCCTCAAGAAGTCCATGAATGGTCTCAATCAAAACAGTCAATTATATGTGATTGATAAGTTTGAAACGCAAAATGTCACTCTCAATTCCATGTTAAAGGAAGTCACAGAGTTGAAGAAGAAGGTGGTCTCGGAGAAGAGAGCACAAGATCGTTCAGAACTTGTTGACTATATGAATACATTAGATATTGGGAACACTGACAGGAAGAAGATTCTCAAGAACTACGATAGTCAAAAGGCTAACTTCGGAACCTTAAAGAATCGCGCGACCCAAATTAACGCGACAATTAAGAACAAGGCCCAACAGCGCCAGGAACTTTCCAACTATATCAATACTTTAGGAGTAAATGGTACCCAACTCATCAAGAAGTTCAACGATGGTAGGTCAACCCTCAACCGTCTCAAGGCCGATGCTGATAAGATGAAGACTGTGGCTAACGCCAGACTCGTGAATACTAAGAGAGATCAACTGCGTGCTCATATGAAAAACACGCGCTTAGATGATAAGAATAAAAAGTCTTTCATCAACCGTGTGACTTTGGACACTAACATGAACAGTCTAAAGGGTGAGGTTAATAATATTAACGCTCAATTGAAGACTCGTAACGACGAGCTTGCAGCTAAGAAGTCTGAAGTGAGTGTATTCTTAAATACACTCAATGATCTTAGACCGGGGAATCGAAAGGCTTTCCTTGCAAAGGTTGTAGGTGTTAACACGAATACTGATACAATCAAGAAAGAAGCTACTGCTATGAACAAAGCTGTGAAAAACAAGAGGGTTGAGAAGGAGCGTCAGGATAAGGAGAAGAAGGAGAAGGAAAAGATAAGAGCACGGGAAGTTGATAAGCGACGACTTGACACACACCTTAAGAGTCTCAAACACTTAACGACGACTGAGATGATGGACTATATAACAAGCTTTGAGAGAAATGGTGCTAAAATTGAAGATGTGATTGCTACGTCCAAAGCTAAGGATAAAGATAATGAGAAGGATAAGGACACTCTCAGATTTTACATCCGTGATGCTCAGATTTCACAGCTCAAAAAGAATGCGTATCTGAGACAACTCTTACAGCCACGTATCAATACAGCACCAATCAAGAAGATGGTGAATGTCAATAAGGAGCGTGAGAGATTAATCGGCGAACGATTTAAGGCTCAAGTTATAAAGAAACTTCAGAGTCTCAAGACAATCACTGCAAACGACCGTGTTAAGTTTTTGAATAATCTCAAGACTAAACCACCTAATGAAGTCATGGCTGAAGCTGAAAAGCTTAACAGTGAGAGGAGAGGTGTTCGTGACAAGGGTATCAAAGATGTCGCGAACCAATTGTCCAAGCTCACAAGTTTAGAGAGGAATAACCGCAAAAAGTTGATGAATCGTCTCCCCACAAATGGTGCCCAAAAGGTGTTGGCCAACGCACAGGCTCTAAATAAACAACGAAAGAATGTGGTTGAAGCTAAAAAGAAGGCTGAAGAGGAAAAGAAGGCTCGTAATACCGGTACCAAAAAACTAGCCACAAACCTTCAAGCTCTAACATCCCTAACTCGCGAGAATCGTAAGAAGTTGATGAACCGTCTTCCCACAAATGGTGCCCAAAAGGTTCTAGCTAATGCTCAGAAACTCAACCAGGATAAGAAAAATACAGTAAAGAAGACACGTGAAGGCGTTGAATTCAAACTCAAACAGATTGGTGTGAAGGATTCCAACCTTCAGGCTCTGATGAAAAGGTGGAACAACTCCAAAAACCAAACTATATTTGATAACGCCCGTAAGAAGGTCATGGATAAGCAACCTCTACTCACTAGAGTTGATACAGAGATTCCTGGTACATTTGGTTTGTATAGAAGAGAATGGAAAGGTGCAATCCAAAAGGCTGACAAGCCTGAAGAACTTCAACGTCTGGGTAGTCTCCTTAACCAAAAAGTTCAACTTAGACAGGAAATTGAGAAAGCCCCTATAGCTGATGATAAGCGTCGTGGTCAGCTAAGATTTGTCATGAAGATGAGTAATGACGTTGAAAAGAGAAGACAGGAGTTGGCTCAAGACATCAAAGCGAAGCGGGGTGAAGGTGACAAGATCAAGGCTGATACCGCAAAGAAACTTCAATCTATGAACAAATTAGAGCGCGCAAACAGAATAGGTTTCATGAATAGAATTGCAAAGGGTGAAGATCCACGTATAGTTTTGAAGAACGCTGACAACACTGTCAGGAAACGTGATGAAGCCGAACGCAAACGGAAACTTGACAAGCGCCAGAAGATTCTTGATGAAATTTCTAAACATACTAACGAACGAATTACAAAATTAAAGGGTCGTGCGGGAAACCCTTTCAGGAAGGAGGAGGAATACAATAAGATTTATGAAGATGTAAAGAAAATGGTTAAACTGGTCGCGTCTGAAAAGGGTAAAGCTAAAGGTGACGTGGCTCGTTCGCTCCAGGGTATGAAGGGTCTCAATAGGTCTAATAGAAAGGAGTTTATGGCTAGACTTAATCGTGGAAATGACCCAAGTAGCATTCTACGAAATGCACAAAAAAGGAGTACTGAAAAAGAGTTTGCAAAAACAAAACCAACGACTTCTGCTCTATTCACTGATAACAGTAAGTTTAGAAAAGCGGGTAAACAAGTTGTCCAAAATATTAGAATGAAGACAATGACAAATGCCGTGAAAAAAGCAGCTGAAGTTGATCAGAAACAACAAGAACTGGGTAAAATGACGGGCACTGTGCGTGTAGCGGCTTCGCGGAATTTAGCTTCTAAGCAGGGTCGTAACCGTGGTCAGACTGCTGAAGGTGTTAAAAAGCTATTCGGTGGTCAAAATGAGCGTGAAAGACTTCGTATAGCTGGTCAAAAAGCAGAAGAAAAGAGACGCGCTAAAGCCGAATTACGAAAGGCGAATAAGAAGCTCGCAAAGGCTACTGGACAAGGTGTAAAAGCAACCCAAAAGAAGCAACAGACCCTCCGCCGTAGAAAATAATGTCCGATTACAGTAAATGGTTATAATACCATTAAGCAATTCGGGTATCCTAAGTGCCCATGGGTACAGTAACGTACGGGATAAGTCTCTACTAGCCAGACATCGCGCCTTAGGTAAGGTCATAAGAGCGGGTGAACCACCCCTTGGTCTCTTTAGACGTTTGAACGTTTTGATGATCCTCTTCAAGAGAACAGATCCCAAATTGTCCAAGATTTTCAAGAAGGACCGTGATTGGGTAAAAGAAAAATATATGTAAAGTTAAAGACTTAAAGCGATTTTCTTCTAATGGAAAATTGTGATGTTTGTTGTGAAAAGTTCAATAAAATAAATCACAAAAAGGTTGACTGTCCCTTCTGTGATTTACAATCTTGTCGTGTATGTACACAGAAATATTTACTTTCTATATCTGATGATCCACATTGTATGGGATGTAAAAATATGTGGAATAGAGAATTTATAGACACTTGGTGTACAAAGTATTTTCGTAATACCGAACTTCGTCGTCACAGAGAGACAATTTTATTCGAGAGGGAAAAAGTGAGAATGCCAGAAACACAACCAGAGGTTGAGAGGGTTCTAGCCATGCGCAAACTATACAAAATCATACACGAGCAAAAGGGTAGACTCATGGATCTTTACCGCAGATATGGATTTTACGCGGGTCAACAAACCTTAAGGGAAATACCAGAACCTATAAATGAGATAAGGGGTGAAATGGAGGATACATATAGAGAACTTGAAAGACTTCGTAATGGTGGTGAACTCGTAGTGGGTGAAGAACCTAAGAAGTTTATTCGTAAGTGCCCAACGGAGGAATGTAAAGGGTTTATGAATGAGGAATGGTTCTGTGGTCTATGCGATCGTCACTTCTGTGAACACTGTAATGAACAGGTATGTGAAGGGCATGTGTGTGATCCAGACGCCGTGAAAACTATGAAACTTTTAAAGAAGGACACGAAGCCGTGTCCCAAGTGTGGTACTATGATACAGAAATTAAGTGGATGTCGTCAGATGTGGTGTCCAGACTGTCACACTGCATTTGATTGGCACACTGGTCAGGTAGAAACAGGAAGAATCCACAACCCTCATTATATGGAATTTAAGAGAGGTCGCATCTCATCTAGAGAACATGGAGATATACCATGTGGTGGAATCCCCACGTTTAGAGAACTTCGTGAACTAAATGCACCTGAAAACGTCATGCGTTTCGCAACCACTTTGAACTTTCTAGACCGGGAAATCGTGTATAGATATGGAGATGTGTATGATGGAGATAACAGATACCTCAGAGTAGCCTATATGCTCAATGAAATTGTAGAACCATTTTTCAAAAAGGAACTTCAGAGACGTGACAAACAGAGGGAAAGGTACCGAGATATAAACAACATCTACAGAATGGTTATAGATACAGGTGGCGACCTATTAAGACAGTATGTTCTTGAACCCGAAAAATACACCGAAATTATAGATATATGTAAAAAGTTGATTGAATACGCGAATAGTGTCATCGTGACTATACGAAAAAGATACAATTGTATTCACCCTTCAAATATTTATCTGCACTAACTGTAAGATGATATTTCTGTTATTCATTCTATTTTTGGTATGGTATTTGATACCAACTTATCAGAAGCCTAGAGTAATACCAAACTTTCTGACAGAAGAAGAAATTGAATACATTAAAAAGGAAGCTGAGAGTAAACTATCTACATCAACGGTTTCAATGGATAGAATCATTGACAAAACTACAAGAGACAGTGAAACTGCGTGGTTAAATTTGGAAGATCCCATCGTAAATCGCGTTACCCAGAGATGTGTCAATCTCACTGACAGACCTCACAAGAACTGTGAGAATCTACAGGTACTGAGGTACAGACCAGGTGGATTTTATAATCCACATCAAGATACGTTCAGTGACACAAAGGGGAATAAGAGAATGTACACAATTATCCTCGCCCTAAATGATGATTATGAGGGGGGTGAAACTGCGTTTCCAAATTTGAGAAGAAAGTATAAATTAAACAAAGGCGATGCCCTATTCTTCCATACTTTAGACAATTACGAACTCAAGACTTCCAAGGCTTTACATGGTGGGGAACCTGTAAAGTCTGGTGAGAAATGGATATGTAACGTATGGGTACATAAGTACCCATATGGTGGCAATACTTAAAGAATATCGTAAATAGTACTTTAAATGGTAGAAGTTGACTACCTGGATACAGCGACACCTCTGACATCGTTCCTGGTTGCGATGTTAATTGGTATTACACACGTTGTACTCGGCCCGGATCATGTTAGTGCACTATTACTACTTGTAGCAGGTGTAAAAAGAAGAGAACATCTGAATGAAAATAGTAACAAACTTTCCGTGTGGAAAAATTGCGCATTGCAAGGATTTAGATGGGGGATCGGCCACACATTGGGTTTGAGTTTTATGACAAGTATATTTATGATTTTTAGGGATGAGATCCCAATGGATAAAGTTGGAACGGTGAGTGATTATATTGTGGGATCAATGATGATTTTTATTGGTAGTGCTGCAATGTTCTCACTTTATAACTGGATGAAAAGCGAAAAGAAACGACTGAAACACATGGCTCGTCCCACTGATGAAGAATACTGTAACGGACACCCCAATGATGGTTTACCTTTACCTATTAAAAATAGTTCGGATGCTCACGTTGAAGCACATGAACATCATTTAACTCACCTTCATTCAGATGATTCTGACGCTATTAACGAGAATAAAACGCTATGGCAAAAATTCACTGATTGGAGAATGGGTGATACATTCACAGACACTCCTACTAGTGCTTACGTCGTTGGTGGTCTTCACGGAGTTTCTGGATTGAGTGGTATAGTGTATGTTCTCCCAGCACTCTTTTTAGATGACAATCTTCGTCTATTTTTATACATGATTGGGTTTTTTATGACATCAATCGCGAGTATGACCGTCGTTGGTGGTACAATCGGTCTTGTTCCAGCTAGTACGAAAAAACTGATGTTCCTGAATGGTTTTGCAGGGACAGCAGTTTTGGGTATTGGTATCATGTGGATCGTTTTGACCTACATGGATAAACTAGACTTGTAAATCGCTAAAAATATTAAAAGCAATTGTTCTCCTTCCGGGTTTTGTACATTTTTTTACCATGTGATAAAGGTGATGAGGAAAAATAATAACAGTACCCTCTTTTATATCATTATAGTTTGCTGTATTAAACACGATTGCATCATAGATATCATATAACGTGCTCACTGCATTATTTCTAAAAACAATAGAACTTGTTTCATTCTCGTCGTTTAGAATATATATACCCGAAAAAGTTGGATGATATGTTTTACCATTTAAAACATATGGAGTATCATGATGATTATGCAGTTCCTGATAATCACCATATTTATAAGTGTTAAACCAATAGTTTTTAAGTTGTGATTCTTTTATATGTGTTACAGATTTCATTTTTTTTAGAAAATTATCAATTGGATTCCATATAATTTTAGTTATATCATCTGATTCTAAGAATTTATGTTTATGTTCTGGATCCATAGACATAAATTCTACATCACAGTAATCTTTATAAGGATTCTTTAGATCCTCTGGGTGATCTCGTTCTATTTTATCTATAATTGGCATGTATTTCGCTTTCAACTCGTCATGGTCTTTTAGACTTTCCCAATAAATGAAAGTAGATGGAAATTCATAATATGACATTCTTACTTAGAATATATTTTAATCTTTATACAACGCACTGAAAATATTAAATGCTATTGTTCTTCTTCCAGGTTTTATACATTTTGATACCATATGTAAAAGTGGAGTGGGAAAAATGATAACGGTACCTTCTTTTATATCACTCATCTCACTTGTACAAAATGTATATGGCTCTAATAAAGGTCTAAATGGTACTTCATAAGTTCTAAAAATAATAGAACTTGATTCATTCTCGTCGTTTAGAATATACATACCTGAAAATATAGGATGGTACTCTTCACCATTTTTAATTCGTATATTAGCATTGTGATTATGCATTTCCTGGTTGTCGTATTTATCATAAGTGTTAAACCAATAACCATCAACAATTGAATCTTTTACCTCTATTTTACGTTGGTATTTAGAGTTTATTTCCTCTATAAAATTATCAAGTGGATTCCATATAATTCTATTAATATCACGTGGTTCTAAAAAATTATTAATGACATAATCACGATCATAAGACCTAAATTTTAATGTACAAATACCAGAAACTGTATCTAGATCACCCGGTCTATCTCGTTCTATTTTATCTATAATCGGCATGTATTTCGCTTTCAACTCGTCATGGTCTTTTAGACTTTCCCAATAAACGTAAGTAGATGGAAATTGATGATGAGGCATAGATATTCTTATTACTTAACCTTTAAATTCCCCTCTCACATTCAATTTAGTTCGGTTCAACATATGAAGGGCTTCAACATCTTTCTTATTCTGACCCACATACGGAACTGCGTACGCATTTTCGCACATCCATTTGTTCACATTGGTCCATTTACCATCTTCAGAAACCCAAACTTCAGCTAGAATACGACCAAATTTACCACGAGAGTCCCTTTCTGGGCATCTGAGTTCGATCTCAATATCATCCTTCTCAGATTCCACAGCCTTGAGGCACCAGTCTTTCAATTTCTTTTTAGAAAGTAGACCGTACTTTTTCTCTTCTTGGTTTGATGTTCGTGATTCGGGTGTATCAATTCCTAAAAGACGAACCCTCTGACGAGTACAAACGTCAAAACCCAAATCCAGAGTCACATCAATTGTGTCGCCATCTACGACCTTCTCAAGGGAGGAAACTTTGTATATGTATTCACAATTGGGTTGGTTGTAAGTAGCCATTTATTATATATGAATATTATATAAATGAAGTCTGTGGTGTTCACATATGGTCGTTTCAATCCACCTCACAAGGGTCACAGGCTCATGATTGAACAGGTCATTGAGACTGCTCGTAAAACAAATAAGACTCCTATCGTTGTTGTGTCTCATTCTGTTGGTAACGCGAAGAACCCACTTCCAGCGGAGAACAAGATGAGGATTCTTAGACGTTGGTTTCCAAACGTGACCATTATGAGTTCTGCGAAGGACAGAAGTATAGCCAAGATTACTGAGAACTTTAATCAAAACTCAATTATGATTGTTGGTGCCAATCGTCAAAATAGTTTCAAATTTCTTCCATTCAAAAAAGTTGCCGTCCCTCGTTCCAATAATGCACCTTCGGCCACTATGGCCAGAGCGGCTGCTGTGGCTGGTAACAAAAACGCATTCAAAAATATGACTGGCTACAACCTCACAAACAATTTGAGAAATAAGATTGTTAAAGCCAAGAATAGAAAGAAATAATAATGTTAGACGTAAAAGCTCTAGCCGAAGAAGTATACACACTCGGAGCTGGTTATTCCGAACGTGTATACCACAATGGTATGGAGGTACTGCTACGCAAAGCGGGTATTCCATATGAAACGGAGCGCATCGTCCCTATAACTTTTCAAGGTCATGTAATTGGAAACTTAAGGGCTGATATGATTGTGAACAACGAGATTGTTCTTGAATTTAAGGCGATTAAAAATCTCACCGAGCAGGTGGAGTTGCAGGCGCAACACTATCTAAATCTGACAGGTCTGAAGAAGGCGTACCTGGTAAACTTTCCTCCGTTTCCGAATCGTGAGGTGGAGATTCGTTGTGTTGTAACAGAACCATAAAGGGTAAAAGTTTCACTAACATTCCGTAAAACTCTTTGGATTCATCGTGATACTTCTTAGGATTGCGAAGACCTTCCGTCAAAATCTCACGGGCTCTCTGTAGATGATACTCGGCCTCTTCTACACAGAACTTTTCATACTCATTCATTAATTAGAGTAATACCAGCTTCTTTAAGCTTGGTGATCTGAACGACACATTGGGCACTTGTGAAGACGGGGAAAGCATAGTGACGAACATACAAAGTGTGTACACTTTCTAAAACGTACACACTTCCTAACTTCTAGACAAACTGGACATTCCACATCATCCTTAAACTCTAGGACCTGATTTTCAAATCTCCAAAAACAATTTGAACACACTTTTAGTCTTGGGTCCATCGTTTTGAAACATACCTCAAAATTTGGACACTTCTGATCCTTCTTCATATAGAAGTAAAAACTCTTATCTTTAAACTCAGATTGTCGGTATAAACTCCCATCGTAAATCATGACAGATCTTTTTCCATATTTGATCTTGGGCATACAACTTACTCTTGGATTTGAGAAGAGGAAAATATTGGAGATATACATCTTCTTCTAGGAGTTCACAAAACTTGTATAATACGTACGAATAACTTAAAAAGTTTTTTCTATCTGATGGACAATTATGATCAAATGGTTTTTGGATATCTTTAAACATCAGACGCAACCGTTCTTCTAATTCTTGGGGCATAGACGGTGCTTTAATACCATTAAGAATATTTGTAATGTATGGTACATGTTCATAATACTTATTGAGTCTTAATTTCTTTAAAAGACCCCTGATTTTCGTATGTGTGATCTCGTCTAATTTCTTAATCTTCATTTTTTTTAATTCAGCTTTCAGTTGATCCATGACTTCTTGTGGTATTGTAGTCATTTCTTGTGCTTGAAACTGACTCAACCATTCATTAAAGTGATTCTCTCTCTTGTAACTATAATTGATGATCTTTTCAGAAGTTTCTTGTTCTTCTCTATATGTTAACTCTTCACTTATAAGGGAAGCTAATACTAATCCACATACATCACAAACCAACTCACTTGTATCATGGATATGAATTATATTACTATAGGAACATGTCGGACATTCATCTAAATTATTATATTCATTCATTCTAGGAAGGTTTTGTTTTTCAACTTCAATAAGATATTCATTGAAAATATCTTTCCTCTTTAGTCCAACTGTTTCTTTCACATTAAAAATATTATCTGTATTGATCTCGTCTTCAGTTGTATCGGCATACTGATTCATATACGGCATACAACTAATTATATATTCCGACATTTCACTCTCATATTTTTTCCTGTTATTTGGATCTGTCTTTATGAGATTAGTCCAATGGTCAACTCTGTTTTTGTATCTACTTAAAAAGTTACCTTCCATATAGTTAAGAATGTTGTTCAAACTTTTAAGTACTCTTATTTACCTATATAAAAAGCTAACTACTCCACGTGATTATACTATTATATCAGAAGAACTTGAGTATAAGATAGATCATGACATGAAATACAAAATTGAAGACGATTTTTGGGAGCGAGAGAGTAAAGATTGGGATGGTATTTTAGATGAATATCACTGCTATGTTACCAATAAACCTTTCAGAAACACCATTGTTCCTCAAAATGTAAACAATATCATTCTCCGTGTGAAGTATTACTATGGTGGAAAGGTATACAAGGCTATAACACAAGACATTAACTTTGTACCTGGAAAGTGTGAACAGGATAATATGATATTTAGTATTCCATTGAGTCATGCGTGTATTATTGATCATGATGACAAACCACAAGTTGACATCACAGAGAAGGTCAAACGTTATGCCGGACCTAGAAATGATTTTCACGGTCAAGATGTACCACTACGAGACTTCTTATATTACACTAAAAAGACTCTCGAGACGCGTTTTCCAAAAATAATGTTGATAAACTCGATTGGAATGAAAAAGATTGTATTAACTACAGAGGATTGTACGAGTGATCTTCGTATTCCATGAAACTTTATAAACAAGGATGATTCTTCATAAAGTTTTTTAATTACATGTCATCAGAAACCTTAGTTGCGAGGTAAAACTTTACCTCACCCAAATTCGCCACATTGTATTTTAGAATTAGAAATCTGTTACCCTCTTCCTGCATAATTTGCACAGACGCACACATACTCGTCGCCTTTGTAAAAATATTCAAGTACTTCAAGCTGTAGAGACCTTTAATCTCCGGGCTATCATCGGGGCATTCGATACATGTCTCTTGGTTCGCAAAATCTCCCTCACAACGGAGCCTAAGTTCATTACCAGACCTGGTAATTTCAATTTCAGTCCCAATGTTTGACATATCTCTACACAATCTCTGAAAATCAGAGGATGGCAGAATTGTATTACTCGTCATGACAACATCAGGAACTTCAATACGACTCTCATTTATATCCAGGAGTTTGAGTTGAAACTTCGTACTTGTCTTCTTTGTTTCACTTGTGATCTCAATATCCATATACTCTTTGGAGTTTATTTCAATCATGAGAACATCATTATTTGTAATTGTCTTCAAAAGTTTGAAAGTATTTGAAATATTAATTCCGGCAATGATTTCGTCGTGTTCACATTGATACTCCTCAAAATTATCAGCTGCTAGGAACATATCTATAAGTGATGTTCTAGCTGTGTCTAGTGTCACAATATACATTCCCTGTGGACGAAAGTAAATATTTACGTCATTCAATATGTCCTTGAGCACTTCAAATGTTGATTTGATGGCAGATGCCTGAATTGTTACCAATTTCATATTACTAAACAATCTGTGTTATATCTTTAAATCTGTTGTTCGGAATATGCGACACCTTTGCTTACATCTCTACTAATTTTTTCCTCTAATTCTCGTGTCATGGCTGGCTGTAGGGACTTACCGTAGGAATCCAAAGAGAACAGTTCAGAATCGTTATCCTCGGTGTCTAATGTTGTCATAGAACAGGCTCCACCGAATCCCCAGTTACCAATTTCCTTATTTGGGAGTAGGGAATCAAGCCAGTTTTTTATTTCACTACCAACAAGAACTTTACCATTCTTTGTCAACATTGTGGGTACCCTCGTAATCTTGTTCCTGTATGCAGGGGGAATACCCTGAGTGTTTATATTATGATAATGCACAAGTTGTTTTAATTGCGGTTGTTTGTTAATATAGTCAATAACTTCCGCGGAGTGTTTGCATCTTGGGCTATATATCAGTAGAGACATCTAATATGTAATGGGTAATTTGTAAAAAAAAATTAACGCATAGTAGTAAAGATGATGAACTGGTCGTTGATGATCATTCTTATTGCCATTGTCCTGCTACTTACAGTTCAGCGCGAGCCATTCACAGAAATATTTGGGTTTTCAGGACACACCAAACCAACCGGTCGTATTCGTCTGGGTGACCCCAAACCAAACCTTTCTGGGTATAATCAGGTGGAAGCTGATGTTAATAATGACCTGATGCAAACATTTGTTCTCAAGGCTAACAGTGAGATTAATAGACGCACCGGTCTCTGTACGTATATCATCGAGACCACCAGCCTCAAAAAGTATATTGGGGAAGACAAGGAAATATATGAATGTATATTCATGAGTACGAAGAACAATGGTTTTGCTTTTGGTTTCTCTGTTGTAGCTTATTTTGAGTACGTGAATGGCGTTATTAATTTGATGTCTCTCCGTACACAACCTCTCGAAGTTGAATCCGAGTCGGACATCGCCCCCTTTATTGATAGTGCCTCTGGTAAAGATTTCGTAGATTATGAACTTGTTAAGGAAAAGGCTATACCCACTCTCAGTGAGTTAGAAACGGCTAAAAATAAATTACAGTAATTATAATGATCAGCATCGATGACGTAACAAAAATTGATGAAAAGAGAAAACAGATCAAAAAGGAGATATACAAACGAATATATGAACAATTTTCTCGTAAAATAAAACAAAGTGTTGAATTGGGTCATAAACAAGTATTTCTAACTGTACCCACATTTGTTATTGGTTGTCCAACTTTTGATAGATCTGCAGCAGCTAGGTATATAGCGAGACAGTTCAAATTGGGTGGATTTGATGTGACTCTTATTGGTGAATATGATTTATACGTTTCGTGGAATATACCCAAAAAGAAGAAGGAGAAGAATGTTGAACACGAAGAAGAGAATTTCCCGGACCTAATAAATCTTAAGAAGATGGCCGATAAATACAGGACGCGTGAGAGTTAAAGTTTAATAATGTAAAACTAATATAAATCATGTCCGATTCATTGAATATAATGGTAGAAGCCAAGAAAGAGTATATGGGTCAGCTCTGTCTCATTATGACTCCAGTTATGATTGAAGTATTCCAAAACATGTATGACGAAGCTACGAAGCTTTCCAAAGGTAGAAAGACTCTCATCATGTTTCAAAAGCTTCTCAAAGAGGTTCCAAACTGGTCTAATCAAATGTCGGCTCAACACGCGGGTAATATCGCTGATCGTTGTGTATGGTTCAATGACCTATTAGCAGCTGTTTTCGTTGCGTGTACCAAAATTCTATCTGCGGTTCGTCTCAAGGCTGACAATAAGAAGATTAGTCTCAAACTCCCCACTAACGAGGTATTTATACAGACATGTTATAATAACGTCGCCAAAGATCTTTACAGAGATCCTTACATTTTCCATGAAGAACAGAGTGAGTACACGAGGGATGATCAGCTCACAAAGCGGATCTGTGCATGCATTGAATCTACAGTAAAGGAGCTTATTCCAGTTCAGCAAATCCTTCAGACCTATATGTCCCAAGATACTCGCGATATTGACATAGATGGAGAGGTACGAGACACAGAGGATCCAGATGTATTTGATGGTGGTGAAGAGACACCCTTTCCAGAGCCAGAGTCAGAGCTAGAGCCAGAGCCTCTTCCCGAAAATGAAACCATGATGGATACTGGAGAGCAAGTACAACCAACTGGTTTAGAGAATGAGTTTAAGACCGTCCCAGGTGTTCAGACCCAAGAGCTAGAACCAGAACCAGAGCCTGAACCAACGTTTGGTATGGGAACCCATCCACCTCAGGCCATTGAGGAAGATGATGGTGTTCTCTTTGGTGATGCACCAGATCACCGTGTAAAAAAAACTGCGTATAATTAAATGGAATTATCCGACTATCTCCGAGATCCAATGAGCGCTGCTCTCATAGCCGCGGCCATCACCGCTGGTTACATTCATGTGAAGGCTCAACTTAATAATGAAGGTAAATTAGAACTTAACAAATATACCAAGCCCGCTGCACTTAACGCTATCTTAGTGTTTTTTATTGTCTCCAATGGTATTGGACAAAGGGAAGCTATTTCTAATGACCCTTTTTAAACTTAAAGATTAAACCCTACGTATAAGAAAATGGCGTCTGTCACTGCGTTTAATGACATGCTCTCCCAATTTCTTGTGGAATTGCACAAGACTTTTCCAGATGAAAAAGGAATTAAGAAGATGACTACTTCGTTTGAAGTAATTAAACAAACTAACCCCCGTCTAATTGTTGATGGTTTTATGAAGGGTGTAACCCCTTATGCTGATAAGATTTCAACGAAGGACGAATCCTTCCTTTTGGAGGAGATTGAGACTATTGATTTTCTCAAGGATCTCAACATTAAGAGTTACTGGTCTCGTATGAGTGAGGGTACGAAGGGTGCGACTTGGCAGTATCTTCAGACTCTATACATGCTCGGTACGACGATTAATTCCATTCCAGCTGACACTCTCAGTATGATTGAGGGTATCGCAAAGGAATGCGCTGATAAGATGGAGACGAATGGAGGTGAACTTGACCAGGATGCTCTCATGAAGATGATGAGCAGTATGTTAGGTGGTATGAACAAAAAATAAACCTTAATATATATTAAATGAAGACCTGGTTTGATGATCCTCAGCAACTTATCAACTCTGATCGGGTTTTACAATTCTGGCCAAACAATGAACAAACTCCAGAGGAAAGGATTAACTCCGCTTCTCGTTTTATAATTTATGCGTCTTGTATCATGTACCTCACTCGTCGCGACCCACGTATTTTCGTATTGGGTGGTACAATTTTGGGGGTTCTTTATGTTATGTATAAATCTAAAATGATTAAAGAGGGTTATCTCGGTGTTGGTGGTGTTGGTGATGGCTGTCAGATGCCCACTATAGATAATCCAATGGGTAATGTCCTTATGACTGATTATACAGATGCTCCAAATCGTTTAGAGGCTTGTTATTACCCAACTGTCAAGCCATTTGTCAAAGAGTACTTAGATGATCGCATCCCATATGATTCCGGTAGGTCTCGTTCGTCACTTCCTATGTATCAGAAAAATGCAGCCGCTCGTCAGTTTGTGACGACTGCTGTTTCGCAAATTCCAGGCGATCAGACTTCTTTTGCTGAATGGTGTTATGGTCCTAAAAATGGACAACTCTGTAGAAATAACCCAGAGGTTTGTAGCCCTAATGCTAGAGGTGTTCAGTTAGAGGCTTTTGGTGGTCTTGATATGGCGGGTGATAAGCGAAGTGGTATGCATGGTGGTACTGTTCGTTAAATAAATCTCATGTAATAATAATAAAATGGCATACCAATTGCAACCTGGTCTCGCGATAGTTGAAAACGCTGGTGCTCTCCCATCTGTGAGAGCGACTGAAGAAATCTTTGTATATCCTCAGCCCAGTACTCTCAACTATAGCGGTCGTCCAAATACTATGTTGTATGGAACTGCTCCATACCTGGCTGGTAAGGGGTCTCCAGCGCAATTTATTGAGGTTAGTGATGAACTCCGTCCTCAATCCACTACTCGTTTCAATAAGGTGATTGTACCCACTTATGAGCGTAACCTGTTCCCACTCTCTAACATGGAGTGTAAGGTACCTCTTCGTACACTCAATTACGAACCAACGAGTACTCGCGCGGAACTCCAGAACGGTCTCTTTCATCAGAGATACGCTAATAAAAATCTCACTAAAAACTAAGAATGGCTGACCCCATTTCAATTGCAGCTATCGCTGGTCTAATTTTTGCGGGTAGATCTTTGAGTAAAAAATCTGAACCAGAACCAGTCCAAACAGTTGAAGTAGATGAACCCAAAATTACATATGAACAGGATGTACCTGAGTTCGTTGAACGTGATTTCGAGAGACGTGTAGATGTACAATCAAAGAGAGAAATGGGAAGTTTTGCGGATATCTCTCTTCAACAAAGGAGTGGTGGTCAGGAGATTCTCAATATGAGAAATCGTATGTTTGATACGGGTCGTATGAACAATTTATCCCCAGTTGAGAAGCAATTGGTTGGCCCAGGTTTAGG